CGTAAATTAAGATTGAAAGATCTTGTCTATGGCTCTTTCGTGAAGAAGGAAACTTACTCAGGAAAGACGGCAAAGAAAGGAAAGACTCGGATGATTTGGAGTTGCCCTGCAATTATTATCACCAAGTTTGGTCTTTATATCAACAATCTTTCTAAGCATTTAAGCCAGCATTTCAACTCAGATTCCGACATTTTTTATGCAGCGTATACGTCCCCCAATGAAGTTGGCCGTTTTGGAGAGAAACTCTTTGAACGACCATTTCGTTATGAGAGTGATGTGTCATCATGGGATGGTTCTTTGCTGCGTGAAATTATCTTGTTGGAGAAGTACTATATAGAAAGCAAGGTCACTGGTTTACCAAAGGACTTTGACTTTCTGTTGGATAACTGGGGTGTAAATAAGGCACGCAACAATAGTTCTGAAGTGGTTGTTGATATGGACTATGGTAGAAGATCAGGTGACCTTTGGACCTCGCTATTTAACTCGTTGATCAACATTTTGATAACTGAATATGTATATGGATCAGAGAACAAGAAAACTATTCTTGTGCTCGGTGATGATAATGCGGTCAGTGTTGACAATGAGGTGGACGTGGACAAAGTTGTGCAAGTTTATGCTAGATTGGGCATGACTTGTGAGGTCATTAAGAGAAATTACCTTGAGGAATTAACTTTCTGCTCAGGACGGTTTTGGCGACATAATGGAACTTACAAATGGGGAAACCTACCTTTCAGAACCATTTCTAAGTTTGGGTTCAATCATGGTGGCCACAACAAATCCATTCACAAAATGTTAATCCATGGGACAGCGAAAAGTATGTTATCCAGTGCTGGACATGTTCCAATACTGGGTGCATTCATGCGTGCAATTTGTGATAGTGCTCAGGAATCAAAAATTTCAGCCCGCGAGGATCCACTTGAGAGAAATCCGGTGAAAATCAGAGGCGGGAGTGATGACGATTATCCTGACGCAGACACATATCAGCAATTTTCTGCCCTATATGGATTGGGAATTAGTGAAATCATGGAGATAGAGGAATATTTGGAGTGTCAGATTAATATTCATGACTTTCCTTACCTTATTGAAGGATCCTTGTTCAAAGATGGTTTCTCTGATGACACAGGTTGTGAATGGGG